GACATTGCCATCCTCAGATACTCCATCTCGGCTCGGTCTTGCCAGTCCGCCTCCAACAACGTCGCCATCTTTCGTCGCGTAGTCCCAACCTTTCTCTGGTGTACCATAGCCCCGGACAATGTTTGGGTGGCGTCCGCCCACATCGAAGCAACGCTCATTTCTTGTCCTAAACTTCCGTCCGAACATGAAGAAAGCATGGAGATGAACTCCTCCAGCGTCGTGATTTTCTCGTCCAATGATGCACTCTGCTCCAAGGTCTCCAAGGTGGTTGACAACCTCGAAAGGGTCGAGTTCCCCGCATTGAGCATAAGTGAGAAGACCATATTTCGCTTCGAAGTAAAAGGGCATATGACGTAGGGTGTGCTGGTCGTTTGCATTTAATGTTATATGCAAACGGCAGCACACAGCACACACCTTTATAGCACACGTTCACGTGATTGCACGGATGTTCGGCACGCTAGCGCCTCAACAAACGTATAAATAGTGTCATGCCCCCGCACTTGTGAGTCACACAAGATGTCACCTGAGAACTGTGACGGATATCTATGCCGACGCACGTCTCCTACTGGACTTTGCGTAACAAGTATTCCCCACCCTTGCACCGATGGCGTACAGCATTCGCGGGCGCCGAAGTCTTTACCGCGGGCGCAGAAGGCGTTCGTCCCGCCGCTCCGTCGGCAAACGGCGAACCTATCGATCCAAGAGGAGGACTCCGAGGAGGAGACGGTGGACCACCAGGTCGATCCTAAACAAAACGAGCCAGAAGAAATACGACAACATGCTTTCGTACAGCGACGTGGAAACACCCGGTACATTTGTCCAAGGGGGTGCTCGACTCGATGCAGCCATCGCGGGATTCTACACGTTCACGTGGATTGCGAGTGCCCGTCCAGCGGAAAACTTCACTGGCACGAAGGGCAGCAAGGTGGATGTCAAAGTTCGAACCAATCAAACGATTTATGCCAGGGGTCTCAAGGAAAAAGTTAGGCTACAAACACTTGGCGGAGTTGGGTGGTCCTGGCGTCGTATCTGCTACACGCTAAAGGGAGATCGTATCCTAAATGGGGATGTGGACCCCACGTCCTCCAATTACTTTCGACTTACGTCAAACGGAATGGCAAGGCTTGTTCACCAAGAGCCGTCTAGCCGATCTGTCGAAACCATCTTTCAAGGCCAACAGGGTGAAGACTGGGAAAATGCCATGAATGCTAAGGTTGACACCCGCAACATTACAGTCATGTACGATCGTATTCGGACCATTCAATCAGGCAACGAAAGCGGGGTATCACGCCACTACAATCTGTGGCACCCAATGAACAAGAATATCGTATACGAGGATGAGGAGGCCGGCGATAGTATGTTTACTTCAGCCGTGTCCACTGAGTCACGCGCAGGAATGGGAGACTATTATGTAACAGATTTCTTTGAGCCTAACCGAGGCGGAACCGCCGGCGATGACGACCTAGAGTTCCAGCCCCACGCCACCTTCTACTGGCACGAGAAGTGATTCGGTAACCTCGACAAAGTCGCAGTTGCCTATCAACCAATCGTGATCAACACCCTCGTCACATAGGGGGTTTTGATTAGATACATAGATAGATGGCCTTCCCCAATTAATCAACTTTTTCCCCTTGTACTTGTCCGTAGCGTAAAATTGGGCCTGGCACCCTAACCAGAATTTGTACGCGTGAAAAAACTTGAGACCCCCCTGCATGTCGTCGAACACAGCATATTCGACCCCATCGAGGGCTTCGTCCAAACAGTACAGACCCCCGAAATAAGCGTGGTTGCCTAAACTTCGCGCCCACAGGGTCTTACCTGTTCGAGTTGGCCCGTACAAGACTAGTGATCTTCGTCGTCCTAGCTTAGTCAGCATATGCTACCACAACCCCTAGTCTCTTTGTATATCGGGCGCCCTCGAGCGTAGGAGTGGCCGACACTGGCTGTCAGGCCAGGCGACCGGAGGGAGCAAGAGGCCTCTCCAAAGCGACGGGCATGACACTTACCGGAATTAGGAGATCCTCCCAAATTCTGTTGTACCCACGCAGTGAGTCTAGTATCAAGGTCCGGCCTGAATAGTACGTTGTCAGGATGTCGATATCCAACTGGATCATCGCGGTATCGCCAGTCAGCGTAACACCGGAGTGAGGTGAAGTTACAGAGAAGTGCCCGAGGAGCCAAGCGCGCGCACATTTCAAAAAACTCGTCTCGATCCCCTGCCAAGACAAGCTGAGCCCAGACATTGCCATCCTCAGATACTCCATCTCGGCTCGGTCTTGCCAGTCCGCCTCCAACAACGTCGCCATCTTTCGTCGCGTAGTCCCAACCTTTCTCTGGTGTACCATAGCCCCGGACAATG